ATGGAAATGGCTGAGGAAAGAATTGCTGAGCGTATCGATTCGAATCTAATGGATTTACCTATTGAACAACTTTCATCTCTACCTAAAAATGTATTTGATGAAAAGATTGGTAAGATTGCAAAAGGTTCTATTGGTAAACTTATTGTAAAAGAATATCCAACGGGTGCAGCTCACGTTGGTCATTTTAGAGCATTACTTAACGAGCTGAAACTTAAAAAGAACTTTAAACCTGATATTATTTACATTGACTATCTCAATATTTGCTCATCCAGTAGGATGCGTGGGCTAGGTGGTAGTATAAATAGTTACAGTTATATCAAGGCAATCGCGGAAGAACTTCGTGGATTGGCTGTGGAATTTAATGTACCTATCGTGTCTGCAACTCAGACAACGAGGTCTGGCTTTAGTAATACTGATGTTGGACTTGAGGATACATCTGAATCATTTGGTTTGCCAGCAACGGCTGATCTTATGTTTGCTTTAATCTCTACTGAAGAGCTTGAAGAACTAGGTCAACTGATGGTAAAGCAATTGAAGAACCGATATAACGATCCAACCAAATATAAAAGATTTGTTATTGGTATAGATCGTTCTCGGATGAAGCTATATGATGCGGAAGAGTCGGCACAATCAGATATTATGAGTGATATGGTAATACCTGATAAGCCGATAAATACGTTCGGAGATCGTGACACTAAAGACACGTTCGCTGACTTCAAAATATAAAAGGAGAAAATATGGATATTTTAAATATCGCAAAAACATGGGTACTAGCAAGATGGGCTGAAAGAACTTCTTGGGATGGAGGCGTAATCATTGCATTGTCTCTATGTTGGATCCTATTAGGTGGTATCGTAGACTGGTTAGCATGGCTAGCTTTGCTTTATGGTATCTTTACTTTCGTTAAATCAGAAGGTTGGAAAGACTTATAATAATAATATAAGTTACTACATTAGGGGACGTGTATCGTCCCCATTTTTTTCGGAGTGAAATGAAATGAATGTTAAATTAATTAGTCATAGTCAAGCGCCTAATCACGACGAGAGCGCTTTAGATCTGGTAGCATTTTGCGCAAGAGTAAGTAATCCAGATAATCAAGTAAATAAAGAAACAAGCGAAAAACTTGTCAAATATCTTATTAAGCACAAACACTGGTCGCCATTAGAAATGGTATCAGTTTGTTTAGAAATTGAAACAACTCGCGATATTGCACGACAAATTTTACGCCATCGTAGTTTCTCGTTTCAAGAGTTTAGTCAAAGATATGCAGATCCTACAAAAGATCTTTCTTTTGCTTATAGAGAAGCAAGACTTCAAGATCCTAAGAATAGACAAAATAGTATAGAACTAGATCTTAGTGATATGGGCAAAGGTGGTAACAAAACGCCTGAAGAAAGACTTGCAGAAAAGTGGTGGGAAAAACAAAGAGAAGTTATTGAAACAAGTCAAGCAGCATATGAATGGGCTGTCAATAATGGTATCGCAAAAGAACAAGCAAGAGCAGTACTGCCTGAAGGTAACACAGTCAGTCGCATGTATGTTAATGGTACATTGCGAAGCTGGGTTCATTTTATCGAGCTTAGATCTGGCAATGGTACACAAAAAGAACATATGATGATCGCTCAAGCGTGCGCAAAGGTTATAAGCAGCGTATTTCCATATAACGAAATAATCTAAAAAAACTGTTTACTTTTGCTGACGTTTTGATATAATAGTCATATCAAATACAGAAAGGATACACTGGCACTATGGAAGATTATAAGGAAAAGCTTTTAAGCCATGACTGGTTTTATGATTATAGTGATGATCATAGTGTTTGGACTAATGGTAAAAATAGTTTTGCTCAGTTAAAAGAAATGCAAAAGATTTATGATCCACATTATTTTATTTGGAACGAATACTGCCCAGATCAATTTATTGTAAAATCATAAACAACACTTTCTCACAAATTTTTTCACTTTTTTTCACAAAAACAGTTTACATTTGCTTCTGGTTATGGTATAATACAACTATAAATTGATAAGGAGAATATAAATGTCACATGAAGTAAATACACAAATAATCGAAAGAATCGTAGAAGAGGTTGAGCAAATGTCAACAAGCGCGATTTTAAGAGAATTAGATGGCGGAATGAAACCAGGATTCTGTGATTCTTGGGATGAAAGAGTTGGCCTAACAGATAGAGATTGGGCAATAGAGCAATTAGCAAATAAAAGATTTGAAGAAATGCCGGAGGGACCACAATAATGGATGTAATGGCAGAACTAAACAAACTCAGTATCTACAAGCCTCTTACTGAAGATCAAGTAAGAAGCATTGTTGGTGCACCTTCTCTTGACGAGGAACAATATTGCACATGTGGTAAATTGCACGAAGATTGTCCTGATAATTACGAACACATGACTCACGGAGTATAATATGACTGATACTATTCAACACATTTCTGAAGCTCAAGTTATGAAGTCTGCTGCAGGCTTCTATATTGGCCAGTCGTGCCAAGTCGATTATGGCGACTATGTCGCAACTGAGCCGTATTCACGGTTGAGCCAGCAGTATTATGCTACTGCTGAGGAGGCGCAAATTGCGCTTGATGATGGTACCTATGACTATAGGGGGTGGGTGTAATGAGATCTGAATCTTATGTCATGACAGTGCATACCTATTGCGCTAGTAGTATGCTTGAATTAGAAACTTTGCGTACTGCAGTTTCTAATATTAATAAGCTTAATAAGCGTCTTGAAAATGGTTATTTTTACCGCGGTAAGCTTCCACGATATCGAGTAAAATGTCAAGGCCGTGGTCCTAGGACTTTTTCAGCAAAGCTTGACGGTAAACACCCAAGGGCTTATGATCAAAGTTTACCTTTAAAGCACGCTAAAACAATGGATGTATATGTCTACCAACGCGTTTAAAGTAAAGGCCTTTGAAGGCGATAAATTAATTGCAGAATATATTTTTGCGTATATGAAAGAAGCAATTAAGTTTGAAATTCGTATGCGTGAAAAGAATTATGCAACTAAAATGGAAAGAATTGAAGTATGATAGAATTAGTTATCTTTTCGATATGCCTTGCTGGATGTAGTTATATGTCTTATAAACAAGGCGTACGCGAAGGTGCTGCAGCTACAATTGATAGACTATACCAATATAAAATTATTTCATATAATCATAAAGGAGACATCGTCCCAAACCCAATGTTTAAAGATTATAAATAGATATATTAGAGGAACTATTTATGAACTTTAAGTCATTTACACTTACTGAAGCTACAGGCTTGAATGCTAAAGAGCTTGGTAAACCACATGGGAAAACCGGAGAGCCTAGGGTTGATATTCTACGTAGGCTTATAAAAGACGGTAAACCTATAGAACTTAAAAAAGGTGGATCATTTGTAGTCGGTGATGTTGAAGACGCAATGTCTAAACTAGATGCATTTGAAAAACTTCCAGCTAATTTTTCTCTCATTGATACTAAAGGCAATGTAGTTCCTCTAACTCAAATGGCCAAATCTAAAGTATTAGGTGGAGGCTTAGCTGGAGCTGGCGGTGGCGCTGCAAATACCAAACTTACTGAATCTCATCAATGTGTTATGATACAAGCAATGCTCGATCATGGCATGCAGGATATAGAATATTTTACACCTGAAATTATGAAAGACGCTTATAAAAGAGTCTTTATTGATGAGTCATTAGATAATATTATTAAAGTTGAAACAGAAGATCCTTGGTTTGTATCTTCTTATAATATCGCAAAACTACTAATTCAAAAAGGTTATGTCAATAAGTCTCAAACATTTCATAGAGGCAGTGCTGACATGATCAAAATTTACGCTAAGAAAAGTAAAGCATTTAAGAATATGGGATTTGCAAATCTTAAAGATGATAAATGGAATCCAGGCGATATATGGGCAATACAAAAAGGATTCAAGGTAGATACATTACCTGATGATACTGTTCAAGCTCTTAATAAAGCTTTGATTCAACATTTTGCCGATAGAACATTAGTTGGCATATCCCTCAAAGGACCAGAAAAGAAATTTCCACCTCCATTAAAAGAATTTAATAATGAATATCCACCTGATACTGATATTCAAAAATATAAAAGAACCTTATTACAAGGTGCAGTGCGTGGAACATTCTGGTCTTCTAAAAGCGCGTCATTAGAGTATGATGAAGGAACTATGTTATTTAAAGACAACAGCCCTGGGGAAGTTGTCAAGTCTGAAATCAAAGGTAAGAACGCAAGAGGTGGTGGTATCTCATGGGGTCCAATGTCTGACTTCATTAAAAGAGAAACACGCAAACCTTTACCTAAGTTTAAACAAGGTGTATTTAATACTGCAAAGAAAATTACAAAGGGCAATAAAGCTGCAATAAAAATAATGTGGATTATGTATAATCATTTCTATAAGAATGAATCATACGAAGACTTTGTAAAAGAACTGCAACAAAAAGATGCATTTTGGATTTCAGCAAAACTAGGTGCATTGTATATTTGCTATCGTATCGATAAAGCCGGTGGTAAAACAGCAAATGCTATTGTAACACACTTTGTAAATTATGCTGGATCGAAAGGATCTGATTCCAGTGTTTATGTTAAGGCAGGAAAATAATGAAAAACTTTACTAACTATTTAGCCGAAGCCAAGAATACTCATATGACTCATATTGAGGATCTTATCTTGGACGGTGGAGTTAAGGGCGCCCGCCAAGCTATTCTAGCGCTTAGATCTATGAGGGATATGCTGACTGGGAACGCAAAAGCACCAATAGACGTGACAGTCAAATGGGACGGGGCGCCCGCTATATTTGCTGGAGAAGATCCAAGTGATGGACAATTCTTTGTAGCAAAAAAAGGAATCTTTAATAAGAATCCTATGATTTATAAGAATCATGCTGATATTGATGCAGATACAAGTGGTGATTTAAATACTAAACTTAAAATAGCGTTTGATAATTTAAAGGGTCTTGGAATAAAAGGTGTAATTCAAGGCGACATAATGTTTACAAAATCAGATTTAAAGAAGGAAACAATCAATGGAATATCTCATGTTGTTTTTCATCCTAATACCATTGCTTATGCTGTCCCTAGCAACAGCGATCTTGCTAAACAGATTACTAAAGCGGACATTGGAATTGTATGGCATACAACGTACTCTGGAGCGTCATTTGAAACAATGAAGGCAGAGTTTGGTAAAGAAATTGTACCAAAACTGCGTACTTCTCCTAAGGTTTGGATGGACGATGCTACTTTGAGAGACTTATCTGGTACAGCAACTCTTACAGCAAAAGAGTCAGCAGAGCTAACCAAACATTTATCTAATGCTGGTAAAATCTTTAAAAAGATTGCTGGTAATGTATTAAAAGAAATCGAGTCCAATAAGGAACTCAATATAATTATTAATGTTTATAATAATAGTAAAGTAAGACAAAATCAACGTGTTACTAATACTAAGAAACATGCAGCAGGTTTAATTACATTTGTAACAGATCGATATGCAAAACAAATTGATAAATTATCTAAGCCCGCTGCAATTAAAGGCAGAGAAACACAAAGGGATGAGTTATTAAAGTTTTTTGATAAAAAGAACCTAAATCAATTGCAATTAGTGTTTGATTTGCAAAATTCAGTGATCGATGCAAAATTAATTATTATAAATAAACTAAACAAGTTATCAAAAATAGATACATTTGTAAAAACAAAATCCGGATTTAAGGTCACCGGCGTTGAAGGCTTTGTGGCTATAGATCGTTTGGAAGGTGGTGCTGTTAAACTTGTAGACAGAATGGAATTTTCTGCTAACAACTTTAGCAAAGATATTATAAAAGGCTGGGATAATCCAGGCTAAGATGGGATACCGAGGATAATGATTAAGTCGTTTACAGATTACATAACAGAAGCAACTAACGAATGCTACTTCGTGTTCGGGCGTTTTAACCCGCCTACTACAGGCCATGCGTTGTTGTTTGAACAACTAAAAAAATTATCTCGTGGTTCTACTTATAGAATTTACGCTTCCAAGTCAACTGATCCTAAAAAGAATCCTTTACTTTTTAAAGACAAAATCAAATTTATTCGTAAACTTTTTCCTAAGCATGCTCGAAATGTTATGGCTGATAGCGATGTCCGTAATGTGCTTGATATCGCTGTTAAGTTATATGACCAAGGCTTTCAAAAGATTACAATGGTTGCAGGTAGTGATCGAGTAAAAGAGTTTGATATTCTACTTAACAAGTATAATGGAGTAGATGCTAGACATGGTTTCTATAAATTTGAAAATGCAATTAGAGTAGTAAGTGCTGGTGATAGAGATCCCGATGCTGATGATGTATCAGGTATGTCAGCAAGTAAAATGAGAGCAGCAGCAATTGCTAATGACTATGATGAATTCTTAAAAGGAGTTTATAAGTCTAATTCTGCAGTTGGTTCTCTCATGTACAAAGCTGTAAGAAAAGGTATGGGTTTAAAAGAATCTAAAAGACCTCATATTGAATTACAACCAGTATCAGAAACAAGAGAAGAATATGTTGAAGGTTCTCTCTACAAAGTAGGTGATGTTGTACGTATCAAAGAAACAAAAGAGAAAGGTGTAATTACGGTTTGCGGTAGTAACTATGTAATGGTTGAAGCAAGTGATGTAAGAAAAAGATATTGGTTAGACGCAGTCGAAAAACTAGATGAATATTTAGAACTTGGTACAACAAAAACTCTTAAGCAATATCTTAAAGATACACCTGGACAAAAGAAAGTAGAAGGTAGAGAAGACCCAGATATTGGAGATAGAAAAGGTTCTCAACCTGCAGGATATTACAAAGGCTTAGCAAAATCAACAAAATCTAAGAGAGCTGCTCATTTTAAAAAGCATGGTAAGATGGATGATGACAATCCAGCTGCATATAAAAAAGCTCCTGGAGATGCTGAAGCCGAAACCAAACCATCAAAGCATACAAAAAAATTCAAACAAATGTATGGTGAATGGGCAGATCATTTAAACGAAGAAGACTTAAAAGTAGAAGCTAAAGGAACAGACGCAGCACTAAAGAAAAAAGCTGACAAGTCTGGTATGCCATTAGGTATCTTGCGACAAGTATTTAATCGTGGAGTTGCAGCATGGAGAACAGGTCATAGGCCTGGAACTACTGCTGTTCAATGGGGATTGGCAAGAGTTAATTCATTTGTAACTAAATCAAAAGGAACATGGGGCAAAGCAGATAAAGACTTAGCCGCTAAAGTAAGGGGATAAAATGACTATTAAGTTTAAAGAACTAAGAGAAAAATACAAGGGTAAGTATCCGCCAGAAATGGTTGCGGCTGCAGTAAAAATTGCTCTTGATATGGCAGGTGCTATGACACCAGCAACAAAGAAGATTGAAGCAATGAGACGTGGATTATCTAACGATCCTATTGTTAAAGATGCTTTAAGACAAGCTAATGAATCAGTAAATGAAGCAACCTTTATGATTACTGTACCAAAAGGTGGACCTGGTGGTAAAGATCTTAATGTGAAGGTCATGGGTAAAGATAAAAATGATGCTGTAAAACAATGGCGCATGAAGAATCGTAAGTATAAAAACGACGAAGTAGAAATTAAAGAACTATGAAAAAGTTTACAGAGTTTAGAAATCTAAAAGAAGACGGTCATGTTGATATTGACAATGTCAAAAATCAATTGACTTCATTGCAGCGTAATGCTAAAGCAATAGAAGGACAATTAAATCCTAATACTGAATATCCTTCTTGGTGGATTAATAAACTCGTAAAAGCTGCAGATTATGTAGATACTGCAGCTGACTTTTTACAAACAAAAAAAGATCAAGGTGAAATAGACGAGGCACTTGTAGCTCGTGACATTGATATAGTACGTGGTATCCTTAAAGATCTTGAACCATATTTTTATAAAGGTTTACAAAAGGGCGATGAAAAGGTAATGGCACAATTAAATTCTATTGCTAAGTATGTAAATCAAGGTATTACAAAATCAGGTCAAGCACAGAATAAGACCTTTTTATACAAACTAAAGAGAAAGTTATGATTAGTTTTAAAGATTTTTTAGTAGGCAATCCTGCACAAAACAAAGACGATTGGCTTGCTTATCGTAATCAGAGACGCAAAAAGTCAGATGGTGTTGGTGTAAATACAGAAGGCGAAGGCAAGTATAAAGGAGAGACTTGGGAAGATGGTTATAAGCGTAGAGTTGTAAAGACCACAGACGCTGAACATAAAGAACAAGGATTTAATTGGAGAATTAAAGGTAAAGAAAGAGACGAGATTTCTATTAAGTTATATAAAGAAAAACCTTCCTTCGATGAATATAAGAAACAAATGAAAAGAGTTGCCGGCCATGAGTTTGGTGGTTAGTTTTAATGATTACATACGTGAAGGGGCTGAAGATCCTGCAATTTTTAAAGCAGTTTTTCTAGCAGGTGGACCTGGTTCAGGTAAATCATTTGTTGTAGGTAAAACTTCTTTATTAGCATTGGGATTTAAATTAATTAATTCTGATGAATTATTTGAAAAAGGATTAAAGAAAGCTGGAATGACTATGAACCCTGATGATATTTTTTCAGTTCGTGGTCAAGAAGTAAGAGCAAAGGCAAAGGCTCTTACTAAATTAAAAATGGACATGCATTTAAAAGGTAGACTAGGACTTGTTATTGATGGCACTGGTAAAGACTATGCCAAAATTAAAAAGCAAGTTGATATGCTTAGAAGTATTGGATATGCAGTTCATATGATTTTTGTAAATACAGATCTAGATACAGCATTAAATAGAAATAAAATGAGAAATAGATCTTTACCAGATGATGAAGTAAAAAGAATGTGGTCAGATGTACAAAATAATATTGGTAAATTTCAAGGATTATTTAGAAATAGAATGACAATTGTAGATAATTCAAGCGGTTCTGATGTAAGTAGATCTACATTAGAAGCATATAAAGATATAGCTGCTTGGGCAAAAAGACCACCAGAAAATAGTCTGGCTCAAAAGTGGTTAAAGCAAGCAAGAGGTAGTAAGTGAACATAAAAGAAAGAAATAAAATCGTATCTTCATTTAATCGTAAATGGAAATATAGAAAAGATAAAGAACAATATGGCATGCTCGATGCATGGAAAGTAATTTATTCAGAGAATGCTGAAGGTAAATACGTAGGAGACTGCGAAGACTATGCACTATCTATTCTATATAGACTTTGTGGTGAAAGCCATTTAAAAATGTGGTGGATGCTTATTACTCATCAAGCAGGTATTTGTTTAGTGGGTCCAAGTAAATGGAAAGTATCTCATGCAGTACTAAGATATAAAGGCGAATATGTAGATAACTGGACTAAAAAGTTTGGCCCTAAATCTGCAATCGAAAAGAATCATACATTTCATATTGTATATGGATATGGATTAGCATATATTACAGCAATTAAAATGATTGTTAGTAAAGTTGTAAGAACTATAAAGGGGTCATAATGAAAACTTTTAAAGAAATGAGAGATGAAGTTATTGTTGAAAGATTAAAACCACACGATGGTAGAAAATCAAAATATTATGGTAAGCAATTTGATAGAAAGCTTGAAGTTAAAAAGATTAAAAATTTAATTAAAGGTATTCAAAAACTTGATAAAGAACTTCAACAATTTCAAAATAATGGCGGATTTTATGGACCAAGCAAAATATTAGATGGTCTTGCTGATGCAGAAAATCAACTATATAATTACCAATGGGAAATTGAAAAAGGTAGATGGGATGGCGAAATAGAGTTGGATAGTTAATGAAATCATTTAAAGAACATTTAGAAGGTTTTGGTTTATACGAAGGCGTGACTGTACCATTGGAAAGTCCAATGATTGAAGAGCCTGAGTTAAATAAACCTAAGCGTTCTAGTGGTGATAAGAAATATGTAGTGTATGTAAAAAATCCCAAGACAGGTAATGTAAAGAAAATAGAGTTTGGGGATGAGAAAGGTGGACTTACATCTAAAATTAATGATCGTGATGCAGCAAGAAACTTTGCATCAAGACATAATTGCGATATGAAAAATGATAAAATGAAAGCGGGCTATTGGGCATGTAGATTACCAAAGTATGCAAAAGAATTAGGATTAAAAGGTGGCGGCAACTATTTCTGGTAGACACGACTTTCCATTCCTTGAAGAATACGAGGTTAATGGAGAAGTTAGAGAGTTTGATGTATATCGTGAAGATGACGAATACGTTTGGCATCGCGACCATGAAGATAGAGAAGTAGAAGTTATGGAAGGAGATGGTTGGCAATTTCAATATGAAAATTGCTTACCGTTATTATTACAAAAAGGTATGATTTTTGATATTCCTAAAGGCGAATACCATAGATTAATCAGGGGTGTTAATAATCTTAAATGTAGGATTATAAAAAAATGAGCAATCAAGAAGAAAGAGTATATACAATCCAATCATCTAGAATTGATCGTCTAGAAGAGAAAATAGATCAAATGGCAGATGCTATTGTTGCTCTTGCTCGTGCAGAGGAAAAAATTCATACTTTGTCAGAATTTAATAGACAACAATCAGAACAGATGCAAACTGTTATAAATAGATTAGATCGAGTTGAAGCACTAGTTAACAGCAATGCTAACACGGTCAATGTTATTAATAAAGTATTCTGGATTGTAGTAGTAGGTTTAATATCTGCAATTACATATGAATACATTACACATTTAGGGAGCTAAAATGAAATTTAAAGATGACGAAACTATAAGCATTGCTTCTACCGTAAAAGACGTGTTAGAAGGCAAAGCTGTTAAAAAAGAAGAAGAGGGTGAAGTAAAATATCCTCATATGATGTATGATCCGAAAACAGGTAAAGGCGTCGAGGCTAAGAACAAAGAAGACCACGAAGCACTTGCTAAAAAAGGTTATACTCATGAAAAGCCAAAGCTTGACGAAGTTGAAGAGCCTAGAGCAAAGGGTGAAAAAGACTTTAAGGCTAAACATCCAATCAAGAAGTCTGGAGAAAAAGAAGACGGAACAGTCGTAAAGGAATCTGAAAAAGAGGAAGACGACGAAGAAGAAGTCGAAGAAGAGTCTCCTAAGCAAGCAAAATATAAAAAAGTATTCAATGCAGCTTTAAAAAAGTTTGGTGTTAATTCTCCAGCTGAATTAAAAGGTGATAAGAAAAAAGAATTCTTTGATTACGTAGATAAGAACTACGATGCTGGTGAAAACGAAGAAGACTAAAATTAGTTAGTCTTCGGACTCACTATATATAATATATGATGAAATTATTTGATAAACTGACTAATAAGAACTTTAAGCTATATGCTTCACAACATTATAATAATCCTGAATGTGTAGACATTGAGGAGTTTAATGAAGATCTAAGTAGATTTAAATATCTCAAAAGATTGTTGAGAAGATACGAAGTTGATGATGATTTACAAGAAAGACTGATATTAAATCATCTTATAGTTCTATATAATGTGTTTGGTATAGAAGCTTGCAATCGTATGATTTGGTTTAAAATTGAACCAGAACATTGGCACTATATCAAACCATTTTTAGTTTATCTACATTACCTACCAGAAAATGAAAAGGTAGATGTAATAATGGATCCGTATATTGTACAAGTGTTGAGAGAGCTATAATGGGATTATTATCAAAAGCAGCAGATACAATTTATGCCTTTAGATTTCTAAAGCTTTTGACCACGCCTTTCAATAAGACTAAAGCATTTGAGCTTGGTATTATTGACGAAAAAGGCAAAGTTCTTAAAAAGTCTCGTGAGTTAAAAACAGCCGAAGAAAAATCAGCATATACACACTTTCATAGACTTGTTTT